CTGTTTACTCAGAACGCAGCCAACAATGCGGATGTGGTCAAACTGATGGCCAGCGAGATACCTTGTGGCGAATACAAGTCAGCGCAGTCTGAAATGGGCCTGTGGTATATCGCCAAGGGGGTTGCTTACACTTGCCGAATCAGCATCCCGCCTGATCCAAGCCGGTTTGTTGGACAAATTACTGTAGGCTGGGATAATGAACCCGCTGACATTCAAGTAACAAGAACCATGATGGAAATTGCAGCAACCATGCTTACAAGGAGCAAACAATGATTGGACTAGACGCACTAAAAATGGCGCTTAACGCGCTAGAAAGTATTTTTGCATCAACTCACCCTTATCGGGAAGACGGGACAAGCACTCTAAGCGAAGAATCTGTTGAGTTGAGTAACAAAGCTATTGCTGCCATTAAAGAGATATTGGAACAGCGCACATGATTGGACTAGACGCACTTTTAAATGTGGGCGGTAAGCTCATTGACAAGCTGATTCCAGACCCAGAGGCCAAAGCCAAAGCGCAGTTGGAATTGCAAAAGATGGCGCAGGACGGTGAGCTGGCAAAGATGGCCAACGAAACCAAACTGTATGAGACTGAGCAAAACAACCTCACACAGCGCGTTCAGGCCGACATGGCATCTGACTCTTGGCTGTCCAAAAATATACGCCCTATGACGCTTATATTCCTTCTGGTGGCCTATTCTGGCTTTGCCATTGCATCGATCTTTGAATACGAAACCCGTGGCGCCTATGTTGAGCTGCTTGGCCAGTGGGGAATGCTTGTTATGTCGTTCTACTTCGGTGGCCGCACCATGGAAAAAATTGCAGACAGGATTAAAAAATGAACTTGACCGATCACTTTACTTTAGAAGAACTTACGCACACAGACCACCGTGCGCTAGATAACACACCAAACGATGCTGAACTTGAGAACATTAAACGCCTGGCTGAATTCCTTGAAGAACTTAAAACCGTCTTGGGTGGCAAGCCCATCATGGTTAATTCAGCTTTCCGATCAAAAGCTGTCAATGACGCTGTGGGCAGTAAAGATACTTCTCAGCATCGGATCGGCTGTGCTGCTGACATTCGTGTACCCGCTATGACGCCTGACCAAGTGGTCAGAGCAATCATTGCGTCAGACCTTGGGTTTGACCAGGTGATCCGTGAGTTTGACCGCTGGACGCATGTGAGCATACCCAACACGCCAGAGGCCAAACCACGCAAGCAAAAGCTGATCATTGACAAGGCTGGCACTAGGGCGTTTGCTTAGTCACAGCGCGGTAAGCCTCAATGGCCGTCTTCAAGTCGCACTGTAAGTGCTGAATGCGGTCATCTTGCTCACACAATTTGGCGTAGGCTTCTTCGGCAAACTTGGCCAAGTTAGCCTGGCTCCATGTAGAAAAGTCTGGTTTGTTACTCACGCTCTCTCCTTGATGTCGTAAAACCAATCGTCACCGGCAGACCACTTGCGCGTGCCGTCTACTGTCCACAGGCGCTGCGCCGCTTGGAAGTCGGGAAACTTTGTCTCACTTGGTATCAGGCTTTGGTCATACCACAGACATCGGTTGTTTGGCTGGCAAGCAAACTGGCCATTGTCTAGCGCAATCCAATTGAACGACTTGTGTTCTTCGGCCTGCTCAGTAAAGCCCGTGTCCAAGTCCATGCCCTCGGCGCAAAAGTCTACCGTAAACAAGTAGCGCCCAAAGTGCCACTCCTTGTCTTTGCCAAGGAACTTGACGCCAAGGTTACGCAGACCAATCTTCTCAATGATCGTAAAACGATAGCCCATGCAGTCCCACAGTTGAAGCGTGTCAATGGGCAGATCGCCAGCGTCTTTGTGCCAGACGTAGGCGTGGATCGGCAGCTTGTCGTACAGGGCGCCGTAGTTGGGCAACAGCGACTCGATGCGGAACACTTGGCCACGCAAGGCTTTAAGGCTGACCCAGATGGCAGGCTCCAGTTCGCCATGGCCTTTGTGGTCGTTGTACAAGAACTCGCGCTTAACAAAGCACTTCATGGGCGGCAGTGATGCCACGATGTAACTCATGTGTTTTCCTTAGTCATTGATTTCTTTCTTTGAAGGTGCGTCTAGTTCGAGGCGGTAATACTTAACAGGCATCTTGGCGTTCTTGTCCAGTTGTTTGCGTAGCCAGTCAATACCGCCAAGTTCTTGGAAGATCATCATGTGACGATCTGTGAGCCTGATCCAGCGGCCTTTAAGGGGTTCGAGTGGTTTTGGGCGTGGCATCTTTTGTCTTTGTAAGTGCTTCATGTAAACCGGCCAAGCCACCAACGTGCTGGCCATCAATAAAGATTTGCGGCATCTGGCGTGAGTTTTCTGGCAGATCACTAAGCAATGCAGGGTTTGACTCAATGTCAATCTCAACATACCTAATGTTCTCAGCCCTCAAAATCATCTTGGCTGTAATGCAATTAGGGCATTTGCGTTTGGTGTAAATTAGGATTTCCATTATGTTTTCATTCCTCTGATGGCTTTTGCAATGTGGTCTGCAATGATTCCATGATGATTTTCATACCCAAATTTCTCACACATTTGGGCGCATTCTTCAATCACTTGGTTGCGCTGTGAAGGCGACACATACACATCGTAGTGATACGGCTGGCCTTTTATGGTGTTCTCACGCGCTATGCGGTCAAACTCATCGTCTTCGTCAGTGTGAATCATGCTTGTCTCCTAAAAAGGTATTTGATCCCATTCCCAATGCTCGCATTCAACCGTGCCGGTGACCCACTCTAGCGGTGGTTTGGCTCCAAACTGCTTACACATTCCAACTGCAAAGTTGTTGCACTGTTGGCAATTTACTTGTATCGAATTGACTTGCTTGACCTGGCTGTCCAAATGCCTCTTGATTGCGTTCAGTTCTATCAAATTCATAATCTTTCACCTCTGTATATTTACCATTTTTACGGGTTGCAATTCTGACTGGCTCATTGATTTTTCGTCCTTGCAAGTAGTCAAGCGCCATCTGAGTGCCAGACGGCATGACCATCTTGTCGCGCTTTAGCCACCAGTCCTGTGCCTTTTGCTTGGGGTAGCCAACGTGGTTAAAGCACACCCACTCACTGGCCACACGCAGTAGGCCGCTGTAGTAGTCAACCCTCATGCTGTCAGGCTTGCCTTCTTTCCTGTGCATGGCATAACCAACCTTGGTGATGTCGTGCCACACCAGCTCGGCCATGGCGGTCTGGCTTGACAAGAGCGCAGCATAAGAAACCTTGGCATCCATCGGCTTGGCTTCTTCTTCCCTGATCGTGCCACCGCAATGCACACACACCATGGCTGCTGGCAAGTTGCGCTCACCGCAGTCTGGGCAGATGCTGTAGGGCGCCTCTTGTGTGCCTGACTTCTTCTTGGCTTTGCCTTGGATCGTGTCCACCGGCCCCAAGCGCTCCACGGTGTCGGTAAAGTCAAGCACCAGGCAATCGGTCTTGCCGTCTGCAATGCGTGTGCCTCGGCCCATGCCCTGCACATAAAGCACTGGCGACTTGGTTGGCCTGCACCAGACAATGCAGTCCACATCTGGCACATCAAAACCAACTGACAGCGCCAGCACGGTGACCAGGCAGTGAATCTGGTGGCTCTTAAACTGAGCAATCAAGTATTCGCGCTCTTGCTTTGGTGTCTCACCGCACACAACAGCGCTCACAATGCCAAGTTCATTTAGCTTGTCTGCGAGGCTTTCAGCGTTATCGACACTCGGTGTAAAGGCAATCCATTTCTTGCGCTCTGAGGCGATTCTGGTGGCTTCTGTAGCCACTTTGGCAAGGTATTTTTCAACCTCGCGGGATAACTCGCCAACCTTGTAGTCACCGTTGGAGATGCCAACATGGCTGGCATCGATGCGGGTGCTAATCCTCTCAGCCGGTGGAACCAGTGGTGCAATGAACTTCTGCTCAAGCAGCTCACCCATGGACACACGGCTTGCGATGCCAGTAAACAATGGATCGTCACCGTCAGTCAGCCAGACCTGATTGCCCCTAAATGGCGTGGCCGTCATGCCAACTATGCGAAATTTGCATAACTCTCCAAGTTTAGACAAGAAGGTGCGGTACATGCCTGCGTCCCCTGCCTTCTGGCTCACTAGGTGAGCCTCATCGATCACCACGGCCTTGATGTTGCCAAGCAAGTGCGCGGCCTTGTGGATGCTGCCAATGGTGGCCACAATCACATCGGCGTTGTACTTTTTTGTGCCCAGGCTGGCGCTGACAAAGCCAACGCTAATGGTGTGAGGCAGTAAGGCTCTGAGCTTAGCCGCATTCTGCTCGGCCAGTTCCTTGGAAGGAACCAGCACCACAGTGCGCGGGTGATAGTCTGGCCACTGCTCCCACATCTGGCGCACAATCTCAGCGCAGATCACCGACTTGCCGGCAGCGGTAGGCAACACCAAGAGAGGGATGTCGGCCTCCTCGGTGTGCTTTGTCCACCAAGCAAATAAGTCAGACACTGCGCGGGATTGGTACTCACGCAGTTTCACGGCTGCGCTCCTCAATCATTTTGTCTGCAATGGCGTAGGCATTTTCCACAGCTGTCTTTCTGTCGCCATTGGCCAACAAGCCAGTCAGGGCTGCAGCGGCCAGATAGTCTCTGAGGGTAATGTCTTGGATTGGTGGCGTGTTCATACGAACCTTCCGTTGTGTTGTTTGCGCAGTTCAAGCGCCTGGTTATCTGTCAGCATGATCTTGTCCTTACAGGCATGAATCTCTTGGCTGCTGATGTAGTCAGGGTTCAGTTCAGGATCGCCATTGACAAACTGCTTACCATCAGCCATCTGGTAGACAACGCCATGGTCAGGCGTGCTGTCAACTGGCGTGGCCGTCTTGGCCAGTAGGATGGGAATGTAACGGTGGCGGCTGCAACCCTTGCGTTGATCTTCGGTGACCAGATCGATGCCGTGGCTGTCGCATGACCATCGGCCTTGGCCGTCCATCTCTGGCGTGGCGTGAACGCATGACCGGCAAGTAGGGGCTGGTACGTCTGTGCCGTGGCAGATCGCCTGGTAATCACAGAACTTGCACTCAAACCATGTGGGGTCAGTCGATATGCCAACTGGTGGCTCAACGCTGGTGATTACCGCCATGGCCTTGTCAATCAGCTTCTGGGCTTCGTCAGCGTCAAACTCCAAGCGCTCGGTGTAGATGTCGTCATTGTCTTTGTTGACCACCAGGTACAAGGCCCTGCGGCAACCGTCCTCGCCAAACTGATCGATGCTCCACTTCATGTATATTTGCATCTGCGCGTAGTGTTCGGGCTTGGCCTTCTTTACGCCAGATTTTTGCATTTCCTTGTACATCTTGTCAGATGCTGTCTTTATCTCCAGTATGTGCGGAGACTTAGGCGCCTGCGGCAAGCCAGTAATAATGCCGTCAGCATTGCCTTGGAAGTGGTGGCCAGTTGTGCTTTCGCTGAATGACCACTGCTTACCGGTGGTTGGGTTGATCTGGTAAACCGTGCAGCCAATGCTTGCCAAGTCTTGATAGACCCTAGGTTCCTGTAAGTGGCCAGACTGAAACACTCGGTACAAGCGGCCAGAGAACTCGGCAGGCTTGGCCCATCTGAATGAGTACCAGTGCTGGCGCAGGCAGGGCTTACCAATGGCAGAGGCGCCAAGGTAAGGGCGCTGCGCTTCCGCGCCATACTTTGCCTTGTAGTAGGCAAAGATGGCATCGGCCACAGGATCAGTAACTGATTGTGGTAGCAAGGCCATGTCAGCCTTTCCGTGCCCAAGCGGGTGCTTTGGACTTGGCGGCTTCTTGCTCGGCTGTTGGCCATGCAGGCGTGTCGGCTACTGGTGTTGGTGCAGCGGCTGGTGCGCTAAAGCCACCGGCAGACTCATAGCCTTTGATGTTGTTGCTGGCCTTGTACTGGCCTTGTGCCTCGCGCACAGTCACGCTGATGCGAACTGGCTTGAAGTGCAGGGCGGCAGTGTCCATCAACTTGATCACATTCACAGCGTGGCAAAGCGCAGACAACTGGCTTTGTGCAATGCGCTGTGTGTCTTCGTTGCTGTGGCGAATGTTGAGGTTCTCCCAAACCTTGCGGCCTTTGAACTGGCCATCCATGATTTCAAAAGTCAACTTCAAACCCTCACCATTGCCAGACTTCAATGGCTGCACATCGGACTCGGTGATGTGTGCCAGGTATGTGCCGGCAGGCAGTGGGCCTGTAGATGCTTGGGGTGCGACTTGGGATGCGTCAAAATTAAACTGAGCCATGATAAATTTCCTAAAAAGTTAAGTTACGAACTGGGGTGATCAAGATTGCGCTTGGGTAAGCGCTGCTTGGAATGCCGTCCAGTCAAGCGGCATATTCTGAAGGCCAAAGCGGTTACCACCGCAGTGAGCCGGATGTGGTTCAACGTGCAAGATGCGCTCACCAGTTGTAGTGGCCTTGGTTTCTTTCTTAGAGAACCCTGCGTCTGTCTTGCTCGTAAAGATGCGGTAGCCTGCATAGCCAATAACGTCAGCCCATTCTTGCACCAGGCCAGCGGCCTTGTCGTGCAGTTTCAGGACATGGCTGTCGTAGCCCTCGGTCAGCGGGTCTTCAATGCGCTTGATCTTGTCGTGCGCAATCAAGATGATGCCCATGCCTTTGGCAGAGCGCAAGACCTCAAGGCCAGAGAGCAAGTTGCGCCATTCCTCGGCGGCGGCCACATAGCCCTTACCAAAGCCTGGCTGCTCAATGTTCTTCCAGTTGTTTTGCTTGCACACATACTCTTGGATCATTGGCTCTAACCAGTCAAGCGAGTCAATGAACAAGGTCTGAAAGTCATGGTTTTGATTGATCAGCGTGTCGATTGCCGCATAAACTTCGGGCAGACTGGACGCCAGAGGGAAGGCGTTTGCGTCAACAGCGTCAGCGCCGTCTTCGGTCAGGATGCCAATGGCGTTGGGCGCCATGGCCGCGAAGGTTGTCTTGCCAATCTTGCCTTGGCCAACCACAACAATTTTGGGTGAGCGTACACGTTTGGTTTTGGAGATGGAGGATAGATCGAATGCCATGTTAGTCTTTCAGTTCAATGGATGGTTTTGCGGGTTTGCTTGTGATGAACACGGCAGCCTTGTTGTAGGCAGCGGGATCCATTTCGGATAAGGTGCGAAGGTAAGCCAAATTGACTTCGGCCTTCCACCTAAATGCACGCTGGGCGTTGTCAGGCAGATCGTCATAGTCGGCTGCCAAATGATCGGTGTTGACCGTGCGATTGAGCTTCCAAGTAATGGTGAAGTCTTCGTCATTGTGTGAGCCTTCATTGCTTTCAGGCTTGGCAAACTGCTCGGTGATCAAGCCTTCAATGCGCAGGCGCTCATTCTTGGCGTCCAGTTCGGCTTGTTTAGCCTGGCGCAGTTGCGCCACCAAATTAGTAATCGTCATTTTTAAAGTCCTCAAGTGCTGTGGTTGTAATGTGGTCTACAAGGTACTGCAAAAGCAAGTGGCCAATGTCAACGTCAGTGCCTCTAACGTATGCGTTGACCAGTTCAATATTCTCAGATGTGCCAGGCTCATTGAGTAAGCCATAGCTGTCGCGTGAGCCTTCCTCATCTGGCGTGTACTCTAAAAAGCAAACCAGATCAACACCTTCAAGTTCGCACTCGTACTGGGTCAGCCCTTGGGGGCAAGCGGGTGTGGGGTTCATGTGTTCTTCTCCTTGAGTTTGACTTCACGCCACTTGCCAATGAATCCTAGATTTTTTCCACACTGCCTACAGATAGCATCACAGGCCATAGTTTCATTAACGCCACCATCATGCTTGCATCTGGATTGCTTCCATGCTTGTTTGCCATAAACAAAAACAAAAACCAACAAGAAAACGGCAAGTGCAATCAATCCAAACACATCGCCAAAAGTAATTACAAATACAGGGGTCATAACGGCGCGTCCTCAAAGTTGTCAGGGTTGAACTTGGGTTGGCGTGGGTCTTTGTGCTTGGGGTTTGGAAATGGCGGAAATGGCCAAGTCATGCTGACCACCATGCAACAAGTAGGACGGCCATGCCAACACCAATGGCGATGGCAAGAATGAAGTCAATGACTGCTTCGCCACGGGCGTTAAGCTTGGCGTTTTTGACTTCGGGGTAGTGAAAGTATTTGCTATGTTTCATGTTGTGCTTTCTATGGGGGCCGAGGCCCCGTTTGGTTTAGGAACGTGTTGTGCGTGTACCGATTAAGTCGCCATCCATGATCTGGAACATAATGGTCTTGGCAATATTGAGGGTCTTGCGTGCGCCTTCTGTATTGCCGTAACCCATTTGCTCTTGAGCGTCAGACATCAGGCCAGCGACTACCATGTGGCCACCATGAAATTGGTAAGTGATGGATTCTTTAACCTGGTCAATGTAGCCCTCAATATCATTGAAGCCATACATTGATTCGTTGCGGCTGATTTGTGTTGCGTTTGTCATTTCGTTTTTCCTTTAAGGCCTTTCGGCGTGATGCCAAGAACAATTTCGTTGGCATGGAAAGAATTATCTAGCATATCGCTAGATGTCGTCAAGCGTTTTGCTAGAAATATTTAAATTATTTGTGTAGGTGCTTTCCCTAATACGGATTTGCTCAAGCAATCTGCTAGACTTTGCGTCCTATGAACACACAAATACCCCCAGATGAGCGCCGACAACTGGCAGAAAAAGTTGGCATAAACGAGCAATACCTTTACCAGTGCCTTACTGGCCGGCGTGAGATGTCAGCATGGGAGGCCGTCAGAGTGGAGCAGCAAAGCGAAGGCAAGCTCACTCGCAAGATGGTGTGCCAGGGCAGCTGGCAGTCTATTTGGCCAGAGTTGGTGGAGGCAAAAGCATGAGCAATTTAACTTCTATTTTCCCTAACGGCTTCGCGGCTGCCACAGAGAGCCAAGACCTGATCAACCCAGAGGAAGGTTTCAGAAGGCATTGTGAGGCGGCTGGCCTGCTGATCAAAGACCAGATCATTGCTGACGGTGAGATACACCGTGTGGCGCATGTGTCGAGCAAGAAGGGTGCGCTAGACGGGTGGTACATCTTGCATACCAGTGGCAAAGTGCCTGTGGGCATTGCCGGCTGTTGGAAAGAGCCAGTGTTTGAGAGTAAATGGATTGCAGACACTGGCAGGCAAATGTCATTCACTGAGCGCTTTGAGCATGACAAGTGGGTGGCAGAGGTTAAGGCCAAGAAAGATGCAGACAGGTTGGCCTCTCAGGCGGTGGCCGCCGAACGTGCAGAGGATGAGGTGGGAACGTATGCCGATGCAAGCAATGATCACCCCTACTTAGTTCGCAAGCATGTTGGCGCCAACGGGATCAAGATTGATCGTGCAGGCAGACTGGTTGTGCCGGTGATCAATCAGGCAGGCGAGATATTGAGCTATCAGACCATTGATGCAGATGGCAACAAGCGGTTCTTGAAGGGTGGCAAGATCGAGGGTGGGTTTTATGAGTTGCGCGGTAACCGCAAGATTGTGTTCATTGGTGAGGGCTTTGCCACATGCGCATCCATCCATGAGGCAACAGGCTACACCGTGCTGGTGGCATTTGACTGCGGCAATCTGGCCAAGGTGGCCAAGAGCGCCAAAGAGATGTTCCCAGGCTCAAAGATTGTGATCGGTGCAGACAATGACCAGTTCACCGAAGGCAACCCTGGCGTGACTAAGGGCAGGGCAGCTGCGGCATTGGTGTTTGGTGAGATTGTGTATCCCTCGTTCTCAGATTCGGACATGGTGGACAACAAGCCAACGGACTTCAATGACCTTCACTGCCTGCAAGGTTTGGATGCCGTCAAAGAGCAGATCGAGCGCGTGGCTGGGCCAATGAAAGACAAACTGGCGTTTGAGTTCAGTCGGGCAGACAGCCTGCAACTCACGCAAATCAAGTGGATCGTTGACGATTACATTGAGGCAGATTCATTGGCGCAAGTGTTCGGTGACCCAGGCGGCGGTAAGTCCTTCGTCAGCATCGACATTGCCTGCTGTGTGGCCACAGGCCGTGCCTGGCATGGCCATGAGGTTAAGCAAGGCTCGGTGTTTTACATTGCTGGCGAAGGCCACAACGGCTTGGCGCGGCGGTTTAAGGCATGGCAGATTGGCAACGGCCAGACCTTGGACGGTGCGCCACTGTACAAGAGTCACCGTGCAGCGCAGTTGTATGACGCGACTGAAGCTGCGGTGGTGGCTGAGTCAATCAAAGAGCTGTCTGCGCAGGCGGGAACCGTGCCCAGCTTGATCATCATTGATACTCTGGCCAGAAACCATGGCGGCGATGAGAACAGCACACAAGACATGAATGCGTTCATTCAACACCTTGACACCTACTTGCGCCAACCATGGAACTGCTGCGTTCTGGTGGTGCATCACTCTGGCGTGGCTGACAAGGATCGGTCTAGGGGAAGCACAGCCCTGAAAGGTGCATTGGATGCGGAATACCGTTGCCAGCTGGATTCGGGAACCAAGACCATTGCGTTTGAGTCCAAGAAGATGAAGGACGCAGAAATGCCTGCGCCAAAGAACTTTCAGATCACGCAAGTTGACTTGCCAATCCAAGACAAGCACGGGCTGGCGGTCAAGGGTGCGTACTTGACGGCAGTTGACATCAGCGGCCTGACAAGCTCAATCCAAAAGAAAACTTACCTTGCAGGCAACCAACGCAAGACCTTGGACTGCCTTGTGGCCATCCAAATGAACCACGAAAAGAACGGCATTTTGGACTTGGTGACCTACGATGAGTGGCGCGAGTCGGCCAAAGAACATGGCATCAAGTCCAACCGATTTAGGGAAGTTGTTGATAGCCTGGTCAAAAAATTGTTGGTTTTGGAGGACTCCAGAGGTTACAGAACCAGACCGAATGTAGATGCTATTGTCGAACCGAAACTTACCGAATCGGTAACCGAATCGGTTAATTCGAACGAACCGAAACTATGAACCGAATTAACCGAAACTTACCGAAACTTACCGAAACTGCCGGCTCAAACAGTCGGTATTTCGAACCGAAACTTACCGAAAGTGCTTATAAGCACATTCGGTTTCGGTTCGTAAACTGTTTCGGCTCGGTTCGGTTCGGTTTTGGGAAAATCGAGGGCGTTGGGGGTTTGCATGATTGAAGTAGAAATGGACATGAAAATTGTGTCAGTGGCCAACATGAGGTTGCATTGGGCGGCCAAGGCCAGACTGGTGAAGTCGCAAAGGCAGAAGACCAGAATGGCATTGGCAGCTGTCGCACAGTCCTATGGCGTTGAGATACTGCCAGTCACCGTGGTGTTGACTAGGGTGGCTCCAAGGAAGCTGGATGGGGATAACTTGCAGTCTGGGTTCAAAGCGGTCAGGGACGGTGTTGCTGACTGGCTTGGTGTGGATGATGGGAGCAGCATGATTGAGTGGCAGTACAACCAAAGGTCTGGTGGGCCGAATGTGTACAAGGTTGAGATCGAGGTGATAACATGACGGTGTGCGCAGTTGCCATTGCCGCACCTTCGGGGAAAGCGCCAGTTGGTGTGAGTACCTTCTTTTTTTAAGGAGTTTACAAGTGACTGATAACTTGGCGTCAGAAATGACAGTGCAAAGAGAAGGCCCAGGCCGTCCAGCTTTGTTTCCGGCAGAACATGAGGCTTGGCAAAATATCCTGCGTGGCATCTCAGAAGGCAAAAGCCTGACTAGCACCCTCAGAACCGAGGGAATGCCTAGTTACTCGCTGGCGCGTCAAATGATCAAGAACAACCCAGAGTTCAGGGCGGCTTACGAAAAGGCCGTAGAAGACCGCGCAGACCGTTTGGCAGAGGAAATCATTGAGTTGTCAGACAAAGAGCTTCCAGACGGCTTAGAAGGCTCTATGGCCAGTGCTTGGGTTCAACAGAAACGTCTGCAAGTAGAAGCACGCAAATGGGTTGCTGCCAAACTTAAACCTAAAACCTATGGTGACCGCATTGATGTTGCCGTGACCGATCACAGGATTAGCGTCATGGATGCGCTAACCCAAGCCAAACAGCGCGTGTTGATGGATAACAGTAACGTGGTAGATGTGGAAGCAAAGCAGGCGTAATAGGGAAGGTTATGCGCTTTTTGCATAAAAATTGTACGGTTACGCGCACGCGCGCACGTTGCGTAAACGCAACGAAAAGAAGGCTCGGAAAGCAGAAAAGCATCGTCCACTTTATACAATGACCATTATGTTAAGTTGACCCTGAGTTATCCACAGAATTTAGAGTGCTTGAGTATTACAGTTTGAGTTATCCACAAGCAACTGTGGACAACTGTGGACAAACCCCTGTGGACAAGCGCCCACGGCCTGCCCAGCCGGCCGAGGGGAGGGGGTAGGGCCGGCGGGAAAGGGCCGCAGGAACGGTAGCCCCGCGAACATTTTTTAAAATATTTTTAATTTTATTTTTTTCGTTTAACATCGCCCCTAATGCAAACCACAATCTACAAGCCCGAAGACGAACAAGAGTTGATGGCCACTCTGTGGACGCCGGCCATTGCCGATGACCCAGAGGCGTTTGTGCTGTTTGCCTTCCCTTGGGGTCAGGAAAATACACCCCTTCAAAACTTCAAAGGCCCGCGCAAGTGGCAGCGCGAAGTCTTGCGTGAGATCACCCAGCACATCAAAAACAACCAAGGCAAAGTAGACTTCAACACTTTGCGCAGTGCGGTGTCTTCTGGCCGTGGTATCGGTAAGTCTGCGCTCGTCAGCTGGCTCACCATCTGGATGCTCTCTACCCGCATTGGCTCAACAACGATCATTTCAGCCAACAGCGAAGCACAGCTGCGTGCGGTGACATGGGCCGAGATCACAAAGTGGTTGGCCATGAGTATTAACAGCCACTGGTTTGAGGTTGCGGCCACCAAGATCACGCCGGCTGCTTGGCTGACTGAACTGGTTGAGAAAGACCTGAAAAAAGGCACACGCTATTGGGCTGTTGAGGGACGGCTTTGGTCAGCAGAGAACCCAGATGCTTACGCTGGTGTTCACAACTTTGATGGTGTGATGGTAATCTTTGACGAGGCCAGCGGTATTGACGACTCAATCTGGGCTGTGACGGCTGGCTTCTTTACGGAGAACACACCGAACCGCCTTTGGCTGGCTTTTTCCAATCCACGCCGAAACACTGGCTACTTTTATGAGTGCTTTAACTCCAAACGCGACTTTTGGAGCAACAAGGTGGTTGACGCACGCACGGTGGAAGGCACGGACAAACAAGTCTATCAAAACATCATTGACGAATACGGCCCAGACAGCTCTCAGGCACACGTTGAGGTTTATGGCATGTTTCCATCTGAGGGTGATGACCAGTTTATTCCGGCTGACATTGTGGATGAGGCCATGGCACGGCCCAAATACAAGGATCAGACGGCGCCAATCATCATTGGAGTTGACCCTGCACGGTTTGGCGCTGACGCAACGGTGATTGCCATTCGCCAAGGGCGCGACATTGTGAGGATTGACCGCCACAGGGGTGATGACACTATGACAGTTGTTGGCCACATCATCGAGGCCATCGAGGAATTTAGCCCAGCCCTAGTGGTCATCGATGAAGGTGGGCTTGGCGCTGGCATTGTTGACCGCCTGAAAGAGCAAAGATACAAAATCAAAGGTGTCAACTTTGGCAATAAATCGGCAAATCCCATCATGTATGGCAATAAAAGGGCCGAAATGTGGGGAAAAATGAAGGAATGGCTAAGAACCGCATCAATCCCCAAAGATAGGTTCTTGAAAACTGATTTGGTTTCGCCTATGATCAAGCCAGATTCGAGGGGCACTATATTTTTGGAGTCAAAGAAGGACATGAAAGCCAGAGGTCTGGCCAGTCCTGACGCAGCTGACGCAATATGCGTGACGTTTGCGTTTCCTGTGGCTCATAGGGAATATACTGCGAAGGAAAGAACCCGCGCATATTCTGACCGCACGGCTGTAGCAACTTCTTGGATGGGATCATAACTATGGCTACAAAGAAAAATGTCTCTTTAAGCGTTGGCCGTGGCGAAAAGTTGCCGGTGTCCAAGGGTGCTGGCTTGACCGCCAAAGGGCGCGAGAAGTACAATCGAGAAACTGGCAGCAATCTTAAGGCGCCAGCGCCTAATCCAAAAACAAAAGCAGATCAGGGGCGCAAGGATTCATTTTGTGCAAGAATGGGCGCAGTAGCGGCCAACGCCAAAGATGGCGAACGCGCTAAAGCAGCTCTTAAACGATGGAAGTGTTGATATGGCTACCAAACC